CTCGTCTACTCGTTTACTTACTGATATAATATGTTTGAATTAATTTTCCGTTTCGTTTGATAAGCAGTTGGGTCTGACCATCTTCTCTCATAAGATAGGTGCTTATATCGCTTTTCACTGCTATGTCTTTGCGAACATACAACTTAGATATAAACCAGTCTATAAAGTCTTTCAACTGTTTCCATTCCTCTTCAGTATCTTCTATTCCTCGCAAAGAGTATGTATTACTGATAGCCATCTGTAGCTTTAGCAGCCACATCGGTTTGTCGTTCGGACAGACAGACTTGTATCTTAACATTTCCATAACTACTCTTTTGAAGCCTTCCACTCAACTTTTATCACAGCGTCAAGCTTACCGCTGCCTTCGCATATTGGGCACTCTTGCTTGTATCGTTCTTGCCAGTCGTCTTCCTGCCAACGGTATCCGTTCCCTTGACAGTAGGGGCAAATGTGCCCTTGACTCTCGACTTGGTCTGTCATCTTACCACCTGGACTCATCAAACCAGGACTAATCTCAACAAATCGTTTCTCCTTACTCATAGCTTTATTGTAACTCTAATTGAACATTAAAATGATACTCTCTGCACAGCCGTTTCACCTGTACTACATCGAATGGATCTCTGTCAAAAGCGAAGAAGATTGTGCGTTCTCGTGTAAGTACTCTCACTCCTTTCTTTCGTAGCTTGTACAACAGGTTGTATCGCTTGTTTGCCATAGCCTTTACTCTTTTGTTTCACCCCAGTATATATCTGCTCGCTCTTTCCATATCGTGTAATAGCCAAGGTTGCCAAAATAGCGTCCCTTACTGATTGCTCTGTAACCTTCCACCCAGATCTTCAGTGCTGCATCAAACATAACACTCACTGCCGTGCGACCTGAAGGCTTGTTGCCGTCTGCCTGACTGATAAAAATGAGCAGCTTATCACGATGTCGAGCCTTGAATTCCTGATACTCCTTAAAGCTCATCTGTGTGTATTGAAAACTATCAATAACTACGATATCTGGACTTTTACGCTTCTTGAGACGTGCATCAAGATCTTCCATACTCTCACTGATGAGGATAAACCGCCGTGCAACGTCTTGCATACCTGCTTTCATAATTGCATTCTTCATTGTTAGTGAGAAACCTTCCTCTAAGGAATTGTAGGCAACCCTTCCATACTTAGCTAACTCTTTACAGAGCTTCATTGTAAAACTGGTCTTACCGCTTCCGCTTCGTCCCCAAATGAACCATACGCCTCCTCGCTCTGGTGCCCCGAAGGCATCTGCCCATTCTCCTTCAAATGGATAGGTTTCTTTCTTCATACGTAGCATATCGGTTACTGACATTGCTCTATTCATCACCTTCAGCTTTATGGTTTGAATTTCGTTTGGTACTCAAACACTGTTTTACCACTGTTTGAACTCCCCTCCCTTCGGAGGGGTTGGGGGAGGCTTTAGCCATTAACTTCACTCTATGAATACTCTTCTTCACACGTCTTAGGTCAAACTCGTATTCTTCAGAATCTCTCACAACTTCTGATATGTGTGCTTTATCCGTTACGCCATTTGCCATACAAACCGCATAGACATCGTGAGCACCAGTCCTCTCCAGCTCGAAGAACTTGCGACCGATACGTGAGTGTATCTCGTTATATCCACACTTGTTGTAACGCAGTCCCATTGTCATACGACGCTTGATATAGCTTGTAGAGAAGAAGACGATACCACACTTATCCTCTAATCTGTTATACAAGTCGATAAAGTAGTGGAACACTCGCTCGGGCAACTTGTCCGCCTCGTCAAAGAGTAACAGCGGTGCTTTCATCTGAATGAGGTCATCAATGATTCTGTCGAGCAGCTCTCTGATGCTGTAACCTTCTGTACGCTCACCTATACGTCGTGCAATCTCACGAATAAAATCGCTCTTCTTCATATCTTCTGAACAGAGAATATAAAATACCTCGCCATGCTCACTTGCATATAGCTTAGCTGTGGTTGTCTTTCCGCATCCAGCTTCACCAACTACCCACGTAACGTTCTTGACAGTCTGGGCATCGTTCATAGCGAACACCATTTCCTGATAGGCTTTCGTTTCCACCACCTGCCAATCTGTTCCTGCCGTTGTGCCTAACTGCGATGCAAGGTTGCGCCACATATCATCAGATATATTTTCCCATTTACCCTGCAATATGCTGCTCACTGTTGCGCTACTTGTTCCTGTAAGGCTCTGTGCAGCCTTGTTCTGACTTGGGTACTTGCTGACGTATTGTTTCAAGCTCTCCTGTATCTGTTCTTTCTCGTTCTTTGTTAGTTTCATATTGTTGTTCTTTTATTTATTGTTCTTGTTCAGGAAGGCAATGCCTCGCTGCTTATAATTACCTTATCACTTTCAGTGCATAAGTGACCCACTTTTGATGCATAAGTGGCCCACTTTTGATACGTAAGTGAATGACTTATCATCGGTTTATTTTGTCCTTGCCAGTGAGGCATTGTCTCGCTGCTTATAATTTCCCAGCTACCGAAGCCATATCAACCACCGCCGTCTCAGCCTCCGCCTCCGCCCAGTCCTCAAGGCTTACCTGCTTCGTCTTCCGTCCTATCTTATACTCTTCTGGAGACGTGCTATAGATACCTGTACGACGTTCTATCTGTCGGCGCTCGGCTGCTGTCATTCCCTTAGGCTTTGGACTACGCAGACCGTGCTGCTCTGGCATTACGCCGTGAGCCTTTTCAATCTCACGTCCTGCAACGGTGCGCTCAATACGGTCAGTAGTATTCGCAGCCTGTTCCTGTCTGATGAATGCTGCTTCGCCTTCCGTCTGCTCTTGTATCGCACGATGGATAACAACGTAAGGCTCTGCTACTCGTTCAAATCTCAGGCTGCCGTCAGCCTCTTTCTTATAGAGGCGAATGCTTCCGAAGTCGTAAGGGTCATACTTAACTACGAACCGCTCGTAAGTGTGCTGCCTGCGCCACTCGTGATCTGGTACGCCCGGCTCGCTCATCACCTCGTATTGTCGCTTCTCCTTCTTAATGGTTACACTGATACCCTGGTCGGTGAAGGTACTCATACGCTTAGCTGTTACCCAAAACATATCCACCATATCGTGTGCCGTAACCTGCTGCGTTTCCTCATTCACGCTGCTGTCGTAGGCTTCCTGTCTACTCTTGCCGTATGCCAGGTGTGCCATCTCGTTCCACTCCTTTGTAGCCTTTGCGTAAGCATCCTTCAACTCTTCAAGCGTATAGAGTGAGTCTTTATTCTCCTCAATAAATTCAAGGTTCGGACGGCTCGACATCTTCTTTGCCGTAATGTTCTGACCTGTGAAACGCCAATCCTTGTGCAGCACCTGTTGTTGGAACCGACCGAACACCGCCTCAATGGTCTTTGATTCACCGTTATAAGGCTGCGTGGTGCGGTGCACGTGGCAAAGCTTCTTAAACAGTCCGTCGGCATCCAGTTTCTTATGTCCGCCTTGGTTGTCATGAACAATCTCGTAAGGCTTGTGCTTACTGGTCTGAATTGCCATGCGATATGCGTGGTATTGTGCTTCGTAGTCCTCTGTATCGCTGATATGCCAACCAAGTATCACCTCACTCATCGCATCAATGACTACATAGACCTGCGTGGTGCGTACCTTACCAGCATCATCCTTATAATATAGGTTCAGCTTCGTACCGTCACCATACCACAGCGCATCACGCTTCGTTGGCAATGCCGTACGGTGCTTACGTCCGAACTTTTGTCGTGCTGCCTGCTCACCATGTACAGCATCGTACCATAGTGGCATAATCGCAGCACTGTTCAGCCATCGCTTCATACCGCTAAGGCTCTTTAGGGGCTTCCAGCCGTTTGTTTCTGCCTGGCGGTTTGCCTCTTCAAAGAGCTGCGCATCGGTGTAGACTGGAACCCTGCAACGCTTCAGTGCGATGAGCAACTGTCCGAACTCATCTGTTATCTTCTGTGTGTTCTTGTTTCCAACCTTACCGCTGATAAGACTCTTATAGCCATCTGCCTTGAAAGCCTTAATCTTTGCCTTCAGTCGTGCTTCATTTTGTGGAAGGGTGTGCTGATACTCTTCGCGCATAGCTTCAGAACTCTGATAGATTACCTCCCAAGCCCCTGCAGTGCTGCCGTTCAAACTCTGACGAATAGCTCTACGCTGTGCCATCATCTTCAACAGCTCTTTCAGTACACTTGCATTAATGGTGTACTCTTCAATGAGCTTCTCTGTCAGATGTTCCTGCTTGCCGTTCTTCTCGTAGGTGAAGTTTTCAAAGAACTCACGTGCCTCGCTGTCCAGCCGTATGCGGTCACGCATCATCGCTTCCTTCATTCGCTGTTCTGGATCACCGTATCGTTCCATATACCGAGCCTTGTATTTCTGAGGAATGGAACTCCATGCGTAGAGTGCTTGACCGCCCTCGCCACCTCCACGGTGTACGCTGACGATATTCCCACGAGTCACATTCTTTAGAAGTGTTCCGCCAGTAATGACAGCATTACTACCTCCAGTCAGTTCCGCATAGGTTACGCACAATATCTTATTTATTGCTGTCCGATAAAACCTCCATATACTACAATATCCTCTCTCAATCCTGCTGAAATAGGCATGATTAGTTCTAATTTCAAATTCCAAGCCCCCCACTAGAATAATGACAACTCTTCTGGTGGGGCTTTTACCTGGGTAATCAATCTATCCCAGTCTCTATGTGGCTGCTCAAAGAAACTTTGTATTGAGACATAACTCATAAGTAGAATTCTTATCATTGTTGCCAAGCCTGAGAAGCTCCAAGGTCTCTTTATTTTGTTCTTCACTAGGGTTATAAGCAGATTGGCTATAAGCGTAATCCATATTTGTATTTTTATAGCATTCGCACTCTCTCCATAGAAGTATCTTAGA